GGGCGCATGGGTTTGTGCTGGTGACGGCTCCACTCGCCGCGGCAACCGGCCTCGTCGTGCTGCTGATTGCCATCAGCGCCGCCGGTATCCCCGTTCTGAGCGTAGCGGCCTTGCTTATAAGCCTGGCAGGGTTTACAGCCGCCTGGCTAGTATCCTACATCGCCCACACGCTGATCAGCCCCGATGGGGCGCTGCTCATCCACGTCCTAAGCATGTGGGCCTACTTAAAGCGTGAGCAGACCGAGAGGATTCGACGTTATGGCCGCAAGTAATGGCATCCTCCACGCGCTAGAGCGCAAAGCCGAGCTATCTACCGCCGAACCTGCCCGCCATCTCAGCCTACGTCAAGCCGCTGATAGGCTTTCGCTGCACAATGTAGACGCCGCTACCTGCGAAGTCTTGAATGAAGCATTGGCCCGCCTGATACAGCTTGCCTACACGGTCGATACAGGCGGTCTGTGCAATCTGGATAGCGTAACAGGCCGCTTCCTCATCCCGCTGCCGTTCGGTCGCAATGGCGCGGCCAAATGGGGTCTAAGGCCGCAGGAGGCGAATATACTGCGCCAAATCCTCTTTGACTGGCAATGCGAACCGCCGGCGCTGCTCATCTATGATCGCAGCCGGCGGGCATGGTTTATCAATCTGGCTCACTTTGGTAGCGTGGGGATAGCAAAGGCATGGCTACGCGGCCATCAAATCACTGTGGGCGTCTATAGGGCTGCCCGTGCCAAACGGCTAGCGCGCTAGGTAGCGCTGCGTAGCGCGCTAAAGAGTGCCTATCCTGTCAACCAGCTTGCCAACCTGCAAGGCCGCTGTCAGGATTTGGTGGGTGCGCTTGCGCTACACTGTGTGCTTTGAAAAAGAATCTATTTAGGAAAGTAAAGAAGGTAACATCATGCAAGAAACACAAATGGCCGCCGTCCTATTCGTTCTGTTCGTTTGTCTTGTCTTTCTGCTCATTGGCCGCGAGATAACTTGTTGGTACTTCAAAATCAATGAGCTAAGTCGCAAGCTGGATACGACAAACAAGACATTGGCCGACATCCGCGATTTGTTGGCCCCTACTGCGGCGAGTGTCGCGCCTGTCCCCATCATGCCACCTGCTCCCACCGTGAATGGGCTAAAAGGCCTTTCCAGTGTAGCGCCGACAGCAATTAAAGCCCCAGCACGCCCTTGACGTTGGTGTAGTAGGAGGCGTGTCCCGCCGCCGTGGGGTGTAAGCCGTCCGTATCGAGCGCAATCGACCACGCCGATCCATCCACCAAAGCCGTGTAGGTTGGGCGGGCGGCGCGCGCGGTGGCGATCTGCGTGCGGTATGCCCCCAATGTGTCGCCAAAGCTGTTGGCAACCTCTGACGTGCGCGTTAAAGGCGTCTGGCAGTAAACAAAACAGCCCGGCAGCGCGGCGTGAATCTTATCCAATAGGTCGGCATAGGCCACGCCAAAATTGGCCGCGCTCCAACGCGCCAGCCCATAGTCATTCGTGCCAATCGCCAGCCACAGGATGATCGGGTTATAGGCCGCCAAGCGCGCCGCAAAGCTCGTTCTGTGGCCGGCGTCAAAACAATCATCCCACAGCGAACGAAAGCCCCACGCTTCCAGCATCACATTGCCGCGCAGGTTCCGCAGCAGAATCGCCCACGCCTCACGTGATGGCACATCGCAATTGGCCCCGGCGGTAATACTGTCGCCATAGACCACTAAGCGAGCGCTCGTCGTCGCCGGCGCCACGGTCAGCGCCGCATTGCCCGCCACGCCAACCAAAAACGTCCCGCTCCTGACATTCGGTTTCGTCTGCAAGGATGAGGTAATCACGACCGTCGTGTTACCCGCCGGCAGATTGACATAGAGGCGATGCGATCCATTGCTCCGCACATTTAAGGCCGCATAGTTGGCGCCATTCACGCGCACGTACACCTGACTAAATTGCGGGAAGGAGGCCGGGCTTGCCATGTTGCTGTAGACATCGACGGCCAGCACCGTCGCCAGCGTCGTCAACTGGACGTAGGTAAAGGTCGAGGAATCATAGTAGTCCGTGAAGTTGGTAAAATAGCCGCTCTCAAAGAATTCTGAGGTCGTAAAGCGATGCGAGTAGGCCAGGCTCGGTCTCACCATGTCGAAGCTGACGCCGCAGCCATCATTCCACAGGTATTGTTTCTCCGAGTTGGCCAGCTGTCGCTGCCAGACGCCCACCGGCCCGATGCGCCCGCCGTTGAAGAAGCTGGCCGCGCCATAGCTGCCGATGTAGACCGGGCAGTTGCTCACCAGCGGCTCGCCCACGAAGGTCGCCGCCACGCTGACCGCCACGCCCAAATCAAGCTGGATATTGACCGTGCGCGCCGTCGCATCCCACCAGATGACGATAAAATGCCAGGCGTTTGGCAGGATGGTACTGGCCGCCGTGCTGACCGTCGTGTTGCCCGAAATCGTGCCGACGATGGTAAAAAAGAGGCGCGCCGTGTTGAAGAGGTATAGCTCCCACTCACTCGCCACGCTGCCATCCCGCTTGGAGACAATGCCCTGCGTGATGTCCTGGTCGTCAAAGTAGGCCCAAACCGCAAGCGACCAGTCTTTGCCGGGCGCGATCTGCCAACCAGGAGTTGACGGCAAAACCAGTTGCTCCAAATTGCCGGCGCTAAAGGCGGCTGTGTCCGCCAACGTGCCCGGCTCTGTGCCGACGCCGTTGACATCCGTAAAGGATACGCCGCCGATCACATCGGCGCGGTTGGTATTGGCGACTTCCGTCATCGGCACATAGGCCACGAGGTCGCGGTGTAGGACAGCCGCAAATGCCTCTTTGTCGAGGTCGCCGATGGGCGTGGTCGTGATGGTGAGTCCCGTCGGCATTAGGCATTGGCCTCGGCGATAAAGTACCAGCCGTTGCCGCCAATGTCGTCGCCGGCAGCAAAGGCCGAAATCGGCACAAGCTGGACGTTGGCATTATCCTGCACGCAGTAGATATAAGAATACTGCGCGCCCGGAACCGCATACATCCCCGTGGAAGAGGGTGTGCCGGGCAAATCAACGCCTTGTGTATAGACGTTGCCGCCCTCCCGCCGGTTGGCGTTGGTGACGTTGGCGAGTACCGGCATACTGATGCGGGCGTTGCCGGTCGCCGTTCCGAGCGTAAAGGCGTTGAGGCGCAGAAAGAAACTATAGAAGCACTTGCGCCCCACGATGTCATAATCGGCCCAGCGCAGCGTATAGGTCACGGCCAGCGTCCCCGGCGTGTCAGCCGTCAGTACCACCGTCGCCCCCCAATCATTCGCCTCTTTGTAGCGCTTGAGCGTCGATTCACCAAAGTTAATCCCGGCGCTAAAGGTCTGGATCGCCGTAAAGGTCTGGGTATTGTTGAGGTCGGCTTTCGTGTTGCCAATCAGCGCCGAGCGGCTCACGCGCCGCATACTGCCCGTCGCCAAGTCCCAATAGAGGATATAGTCGCCATCGACAATGGCATCATCCTGCGCGTAATCCAAATAGGTTTTGTTCGCCATAGTCGCTTACCTCACTGATATAGAATCGACTGCACCGAATTACGCACGCCCAATTTGAGGTACACCGTCGCCGTCTTACCCACGCCCGCCGCCGTCGTGCGCCGGATTTGGATCAGGTTGTTTTCCTGCACCGGCCTAAAGGTGGTCGCGTCTTGGACGACACCGGCGAAAGGCGCAAGCGTCAGATTCAGCTCATAGTAGCTGCCGCCTTTGGACACGCCCGTATTGAGGTTGACCCAGGTGCTGCCGCCGTTTAGGCTGATTTCCAAGTCGCCGAGCGCATAGGTCGCCGTACTCTTAAACAGGCCGAAAGTCGTGGTCAGACCCGTTGCCAAATTGATACTATGCAGATGGTCAATATCAATCAGGCTCGTTGCGCCGCCCTGGTTCGTGCCGGTCGTGCCGGTGACGACGTAGAGCGTCCCGCCCAATGCCGGGTCATAGCGCACGGGAAAGCCGGGGCTGGCCCCAGTCGTGTTCCACAGCAAGGCGTGCGCGTGCTGCGTCTGCCCCAATTGGGCGGTGGACGTTACATTGCCCGCCGTCGTCTTGGTTGGGCTAATCGTGTCCGTCACCCGATAGCGCAAAACGACCTGCTGAATCTGCATCACTTCCGGCCCAAAAATAAACGGCATTTCGCCGATGTTATTGGTCTGGTCGTCGCCCACATAGACCACGCCATTTTCCCAATAGCTGTTTGGCCCGATCTGCGGCATGGCCCGGTAGACGCTGCCTGTGGCAATCGAATCGGCAATCGTGCCGGTATCCGTCTGCGGCAAGCGGTCGCTCGTCGATACCACGACTTTGGTCGTCTGGATTTCGCTGGCCTCCACGCGCCAGGTCGCCTCCAGAATGTTCAGCGCCGTGCCGTCAATCGACAAGCCCTCTTCCACGCTGCGATAGGCCAACTGAATCGTCTGCATGGGGCGTAGCAAAGCGTTACAGCCCGCCAAGCTCACATCATAGGTAGCCGCCCCAATGCCGGCGCTAATGAGGCGCAATTCCCGCAGAGCGGCATCAAAGAGCGCATTGGCCGCCGCCTGCAAATCCGCCGCCGTGTTGGAGACCGGCCCGATCTCCTTAAAATCAACATGGCGCTCTCGCAGGCCATAGATCGATACATTGCTGTTATAGCTCAGCTTATTGTTGGCCGCGTCTAGCGTGTAGCCGCTAGGCGCGGCGCGGTTGGTCGCCTTCAAGCGCAAATCGATGTCGCCGTTGCCGCTGCCGTGCGGATAGATCGCCGTATAGAAATCGCTGCTGAGTAGATGTTGCGTCAAGCTGGTGATGGCGCAAGTTTCGGTAGCCAATGGCCCCGGCCCGGCCTGAATAGCGCGGATGCCCGACGCGGTAAAGGCGTTGGCGATGACGATGTTGCGCCCCGTGCCGGTCGTGTCCCGGTAAAAGTGCATCTCCTGGCTTTGTGCGACTTTGATAATCGCCGCCAAAAGCGATTCGCCATTAAAGCGCGCATAGACCGCGTTGATCGTGGAGGTTGTCGGGATTGTGTAGTTCCAGCCCGCCGGAAAATAGCCGAATAGGGTACTCATAGCGCCGGGGAAACTCATCACCGGGATGTCATCCAGCGTCAAATTATGCACGCTCGGATAGGTCAACTCCCGCAGCAAATCGTCGCCTTTGGCCGTTAGCAGCACACGCCCATCGGCCCCCTTCGTGCGCGTGACCTCGGTAATCGGCCCGGCCCCCACGTTGACCCAGAGACCGCCCAAAATCACGTACGCGCGGGCGATGCGCTCATTCTGGACGATAGCCGCCTTTGCGACCGTCGCCGGCAGCGCAAACGAAAAAGCGCCCGCCTGGTCTAAGCGCGCCGTATACTCCCAATAGGAGGCTTCGGAAATCGGCCCGTCGCCGTAGGGGTTGCCGCTGCTATCTTCAATCTGGATGTAAAAACCGTTGACTCGGGTCATGCCGTTTGCTCGTAAAATTCTATGCGCGCCGTGGCGCTGCCGCCCGTCAAGGTAATGGCAAGCGTCGTCGGCCCAGGCAGCAAGGGCAGCCAACCGCGCGCCGTGTGGCCGATGCCGAGGAAGTTGGCATTATAGGCGCTCACGCCATTCAGCCGCACCGTGCTTTGACCGGCGTCGATGACCAGCGCACCCGTCGCCATACTGCCCAACCAGTTGATTGAGATACCTGTGTTGGTGGCAATGACGACGCTCGTAATCGTGCCGCTCTGCCGGGTGATGGTCAGCACCGCATCGTTGACCGTGATGTTGCTGCCATTCTGGACGAACAGATTGGTCGTCGTGTCGCTAGGCACAGCCCGCGTATAGACGCTCAGGAGTTCACTGTGCCAACCGTCATCGACCAACTCAAAGGCGCTGGTAATCTCCGCCCGCACCCCCTCGCTAAAGTTGGCCGGATGGCGCAGGGACAAGAGCCGCGCCTGCTTCCACTCCCGCCAGCCGTCGGATAGCCGCCGCCGTACCAGGCGATTGGAGGTGCGAATCAGCGCCCGCAGCGCCGAAACCTGCGTCTGCAAATCGTCGCAGGCATAGCCGCCCAGGATATTGTTGCCTAGCTCGTCAACCAGGAAATTGCCGTCCTCGTCGATCAGATTGGCGTCCTCGCCGACATAGGTAGCGACGTGCGTCAGGGTTTGGCCGATGGCGGTGCTTTGCGCTGTGCCATAGTAATCAAAAGAGCCGCCGATTGAGCGCGTCAGCCCAGGCCCCGACGGCGGCGCGTCGTGAAACTCTTTGGGGTTGAGGCTCGGCAAGGCGATGCCGCCAAAGTCGCTCATGCGGTACATGCTAGTGGCCTATCCCGCGCCGGCGCAGTTCATCGTTGACGCCCTGCCCGACATTCGTGCCGGTTTCGTAGGGCGTGGCCCCGCCCTGCACGTTGACGTGGACGTTGACCGGCGAGTTGTTGGTGGTGCTGTTGCTGCCACTCCAACCCTGGGTCGGCGTGTTGACATTCATCGGGTTGACGACGGCAAAGTTGGGGACGGTGGCCGTAGGGCTTGAACCAATCCCAAATAGGCTGAGCGCGCCAAAGGTAGAATCCCACCAGGCTTTGACTAAGCCCCAAATCTCCTTCATTTTGTCCCAGGCCAGATTGAGACCCGTGGCGATGGCATCTCGCATCCCTGGCCCCCACTTTTTTTGTGTGTCATCCAGCATGGCATCGACCACCGTGTTCAGCGTTAGCTTCATGCCGTCCCAAACGCCTTGCCAATCGCCCTTCATGAGCGATGTCCAAATGACCTGTTCGCCGTGGAATAATTTGAGAAATACCACAAAGCCACTCGACATCTCTTCCAGCTTGCCTGTCTGGATCACAAGCATGGCTCCGAATAGATCGCCCCAACTAAACTGAATGTCGGGGCCATCATTGTTAATAATGAGCCGGATTTGTTTCAACATCTCATCCGTATCGGTTTGGGTCTTGGTTGAAAACTCTGTGACGGTCGTGTGCATCCCTTCCCAGTTGGTATCCCAGGCCAGTTTGATCCAGCCCATTGCATTTTGGACGTTGCCGACAAGGGTGTTCAGCGCGCCCTGAATATCACTCACCAGCGTATCCCATCTGGTTTTGAGGTCAGGCGGCAAAGCATCATACAGCGCCTGCCCCAACGCTTGCAGCGGCGGCACGCCGTCCTTTAGTTTCTGGTTGAAATCCTCTACCACCTTGCCCACCGCCGCCGTCGCCTGTAGCACATAGGGGAGTACCGTTTGCGCCAGTTGGTTAAGTAGTGGAATGACCAACATACCCACCGCCTCCTGCATTTCGCCCCAGGCGTTTTTTAGCTGGATGGCCGGGTCTGCCAACGCTTTGGCGCTGCCGCCGAATTCCTTCCCTAGCTCAGCCAAAATGATCGCCTGCGCGCCGGCGATGTCGCCCGCCGCCTGCATCGTCTTGATCATCTCCTTTTGTTGTTCGGTGAATGACACACCGACGCGGGAGAGCGCGGTCAGGCCAACGGTCGGGTCATTCAAGGCTTTGCCCAACTGGATGGCGCTTGATTTGAGGTCTTGCCCTAGCGCCTGTGACATATCGAGGATGGTCTGTGTCGCCGCCGGAAAGACATCCTTGCCGATATTGGTAAAGGTCAGGAGTAGGCTTTCGCCGCCTTCGATGGCGTCATCGGTAAAATTCGTGACCTGCGCCAGCGAACCGGCCAAATCCTTCGCTTGCTGCGCCGTCACCCCTGCCGCCTCGCCGGTCGATTTAATCACCTGCTCTAGTTGCTTGTCGGCTTGAATCTGGTTATGCGCCTCTTCAACAGCCCCCTTGAGGAAAAAGGCCATCCCGCCCAATGCCGCGCCGACGCCGACCAGCGCCGCCGTCAGGCCCGCCTTTAAGACATTGCCCACGCCACTCGCCGCGCTGCCTAGCGCGCCAAACTTGCCCGACGTATCATGCGCCGTCGTGCCGGCCTTTTTTAGCTCGCCCTCGACCTTTTGGATGGCCGGGCTAGCCTGGTCAACCGCTTTAATCAGGATGTCAATTTCAGGCATCGTTGCTCGTTTTGATACTTTGCATGGCTTCGGCCTCGGCGGATTCGGCGATCAGCGCCCAATCTGTCCACGCCGCCGGTTGTTCTAATAGCTCCCAGGGCGCTACGCCCATGTACCGCGCGGCTCTGACGTAGGGATACCATTGCGGGCAGTCACCCGCTTGCCCTTCGGTAGTGAGCCAGCGTCTGAGGTCACGGATGAGACTTTTTTTTCCTCTTGTTGGGCGCGGCCATCCTCGCCAATCGCTGTCATAATGGCGCTAAAGATCAGCGGCGGCAGCCGTCCCGCTACGATTTCCGGCGTCACCGGCAAGGGCTTGCCCTGCTCGGTCAAGTCCCAATCGCAGACCATCTCGCAAAAGACCTTCGCCATTTCCTGCGCCTGTGCTACCTCATCGGCGTCACTTTGGCCCTGCATCTCTCGAATATGGCGCTGAATCTCCGCCTGACGTAAAAGGCTCGTGGCATTGGGACGATAGGCGACATTCAGCACAGACTCGCCAATCGGCACTTCGACCCAACGCTCGTCGCTCAGGAGTTCGCTTAGTTCGATTGGCATGGTTATAGCCCCGTTACATTATTGACGGCCACGACTTCCAGCGGGCCGCCGTTGATCAAGGTCGGCACACCGTCAAATGTCCATGTCACCGCCACCACGCCATCGCTATCGGCTAACTCGCTGGCCGCCGTAATCTTGCCGGCGAAATCATAGGTCAACTCATAATGCTCGACCGTGCTAATCAGATCGCCCGATGCCTTGACGCGGAAATAGACTGTGCCGCCGTTGCGGAGTTGAGTCAGATAGCCAAGCCCCACGCTATCCGCCAACATCTTGATCTTGAATTGCAGCACCGGCGCTAACTCCACCAATGCGCTGTAGCTGCTTTGCGTACAGTCCAGCGTGTAATAAGGGCTATAGCGCCCGGTCATGGTCAAGACCGCTTCCATGACATCGGTCAGGCGGAAAGCGGCTGTTTCATTGGTGGTCAGGCTGATACTCGTCTGCGCCGTGGCGAAGGCATAGATGCAGACCTGCGTCGGCTGGACGGGAATCAGGTTGACCGGGTTGACGACCGCGCCGCCTGTGACCGTCGTCACGACCGCCGCCGCCGTGCCGCCCGTTAGGCCGGTGGCGGTTGAGGTCATCTGCGCCACATTGGTTTCGCCGAGTGACCCGCCAAACTCAATCACATAGGTAAAGGCCGGGCTGACCGCTACCGTCTGCGTCACCCGTAGCGCGCCCGTGGGAATGTTACTCAGCGCTTCCAGCGCCGCCAGCACGACCGCAGGTGTGGCATTAAAGGCAAGCGCCGTCGTCGTTTGCCCGGCATAGGTCAGCGTAAAGGTTCCGCCCGTGGCGTTGACCGCCACTTGCTGGATCTCATTGCCGGGCATGGACAGCCCTGCCTCTAGCGCTCTGCCCATTGCATTGCCGGTAATCGTCGTATCATTGCGATTGTAGGTCAGCGTAAAATCGCCCATGCGCCAAAAGGTTGACCGTTCGGCGGCGGCGATGCTGCCCTTATAGACGGTAAAGGAAACGGGTGAATCCGCATCCTGGGCGCTGGGCTTGAAGAACCAATGCGTGCCATCCGCGCCCATCACGCGCGCACCTGAGGCCGCCGAGGTCGTAGCGCCCGCGGCGGTAATCTCCGCCTCGGTCAGGACGCTAGAGAGCGCATAGACGATCTCGGTAAAGGTGGGGCGGCCATCCATTGCCCAGGTCGAATTTTCACGGTTGAGCGTGGTCAGCGTCGTATATTTCTGGCCCATCGGCTTATAGGCAGTCACGGTCGGCGCAATCGTCGGCGTCATGCCCAGTGAGGTCAGTTCCTTGAAGCCCGTGCTGGCGGCGGTGCCGGGAATGGCTTCTACCGCCAGCTTGACGCCCTGTGTTACGGTCGTTCTTTTGTTGGTTGTCGCTGTCGGCGGCATAGTATCTCCTTAACCAAAACTGGTTTCTTCACGAATTTCTACCGGCACAAATAAAGTCGCCACGACATAAGGAATCTGGCTGTTCTCTTCAAAAAGCGGGCGAATCTCATACTGACCAATCTGGCCCTGATTGCCGAGCAAAGTGGAGCCAAGTTGCAAGACCGTGCCGAGTAGCGTCGGGTCAACCGCCACCAAGCGCATCGCCGCCGGCACAATATCCCGCGCCCGCGTGATGCCGTCATCCCGTTGGCTCAAATCCGACTTGACCCAGAATTGGCAGGGAATCCGATGGGCGTGGATGTAGCTGTAGCGCCCGATCATGCCGTATTGCATCGTGCCCGTCTGCCCAAACGGGACGATCAGCAGGGCGACTTTTTTGGTCGTAATCGGCGGCGAGTAAGTGGTCACGCTCGTCACGTCCACATCCGGCAAGGCGGAGAGGATGGTCACGAGCGCATTGGCGACATCGGTCAAGGCGACGCTCATACGACAATCCGCTTGTACGGCTCCAACAGCTTTTGGATATCCCGCGGGATGTCCAGCGGCATGATCGTGCCGTTGTTGGTCTGGATGATGCGGTCGAGGTCGAAACCGTTGTCCCGCTGCCGGTACAAATAGGCCGCCAAGCGCATCGCCGCCTGCCGAATGTCCGCCGGCGCAAATAGGCTGTAGGCCCACTTGCCCACGATGGCGATACTGTTTTCGGGGCTGCCGCTGTACGTCCACAGGTGCGCGCTACTGAGCTTGAGCGAAAGGGCAAACCAGGGCGACAGATTGCGCGGCTCGGTCACATAGTCCGCCGGCAAGAGCGCCGCCCCGTCGCCGTTGGTGACGGATGTAATGGCGCATAACGGATAGTCCAGATAAAGACGCCGCCCCGCGCCATAGCTGTAATAGCCTGCGCCGTAGCCATAGCCATAGCTATAGTTATCGCCGTAGCCATCCTTGAGTGGGTCAAAATAGCGCGTGCTATCCGCCACCGCCTCAAAGGTTTGGTGACAATAGCCGTCGATATAGGCTTGCGCCGTCTCGACAAAGCCGCCAATCAGCAAGTCCTCGCTGTTAGCCGGCGGCACGTTGCCCAGATAAGATTTGACCGTCGCTGCGTCTGTATAGGCCATAATTAACTCGCTACCAAAGAAGGTTCCACCAGCCAGCCCACCGTAAACGTTTTAGCCGGCGTCGGTGCTGTGCCGAAAGTGGCGATAAACTGCACCTGTAACATGCCAGCCTGAGCCACATCCGCCGCCGCCAGTGACCAGCGAAAAACGCCGTGTGTCGCATCGGTGATGGTCAGGCTGCCCACGATCGGCACGACCGTAGCCCCCGCCTGAATCAGGCCGGTCAGCGTAGCGCCCGTCAAATCCACCGGCGTCGACGTGCCCGTTTCGTACCAAGTGATCTCCAGGGTGGGCCGCAATGCGCCTTGAATGGCCGTTGGCAGCGACATGGCTAGGCGTTGCCATCCGTGAGCGCAAATGAGCTGATCGTAAAGCTCTGGGTAGCCGTAAAGCTGACCGAATCGACAATCAGATCCGCCGCCGATGTGCCAACCGTGCCCTGCATGTGACAGGTTGTGCCGGTGCTGTCGTGGATACGAAAGTGCGCCGCCGTTCCCGACGCATCGGCGCTGAGGTCTTGCCAGGTGCCGCTTTTGGCCTTCGCCCCAGCCGACGCGTTAGCCAACCAGTCGCTTGGTAGCGTCAAGGTGGCGAGTACCGTGCCACTGTTGGCGGTCGCACAATCCGCAGGAGCCGCCCCGCTGCGAATGGTCAATACGGGCGCTGTGCCGATGGCCGTTTCAATGGCGTCTAAGCGCGCATTTCTCACTGTGACCGATAACTGTACAGCCATTAGACCCTTCCTATTTCTGCCGTATCTTGCGGCCCATAAACAGCGCCATCATGCGCCGCCCCGTAGACAAATCCGTATGCCAGTTCAATCACCAATGGCGACTGTGTAGCGGCTAGTCTGAGCGCACCCAACTGGATCGTCGCCGCCCCGACAATGACGACCTGCGCCAGGCTCGTGAGCGTCACAGCGCCAAGCTGGATAGCCCCGTTGCCGGTAATCGGCCCACCGGCCAATGTGCCGTTGGCGGCAAGCGTCACAGGCCCCAACGTGACCGCTGCTTGCGCTTGCAAGGCCAGTTGTGCCGCGCTTGCCATCGTCAGCGCGCCAAGCGTCGTGGCCGCCGTGCCGGTGATGGGCGTGCCGTGCATCGCATTGGCGGCGAGTGTGACCGCGCCCAGCGTGGTCGCCTCACTTGCGCTGATAGCAAGCTGCCCGGCTGCGCTAAGTGTCAAACTGCCAAGCGTCGTGGCCTCTGTAGCGGCAATGGCAAGCTGCCCACTCGCCGCCATCGTCAGGCTGCCAAGTGTCGTCGCTTCCGTGCCGGTGATGCCCGCGCCCGCGCCCGTAGCGGAGAGCGTGAGCGCGCCCAGGGTGGTGGCTTCGGTGGCGGTGATGGCTAGTTGGCCCGCTGCGCTCAAAGTCGCTGCGCCCAGGGTTGTGGCTTCGGTGCCGGTGATGCCGCCGCCGGCCAGGTTGCCCGCCTCGAAGTTGTCGAGGCGCGTCGTGTTGACAAAGAACCACATGCCGCCGGAACCGCTGGCGATGGCGCTATCCGTAAATGGCCCCAGGAAAGCCGCGCCGTTGCGCTTGAGGCTGATGGATGTGCCGCTGGCCTCTAGCCGCATCACATCGTTGACGGCAACGACAGTGGAGTTGCCACCTAGCCGGGTAAAGGCTGCCGCAATCACCTTATAGACATCACAGCCGCCGCTGGTGATCGGCGCAATGTAGCCAGTTTCGGCAGAGGCCGCCACACGACTGGCCGGCCCTACGTCGTTGCCCGTTAGCGCCGATGAAATGGCGACTTGGCAATACTGGTCATTGGCAAAGGTATCGGCGTTCCAGTGACAGAGGATTTCAGAACCCGTATTGCCGCGCACGTCATCCGTTGCGCCCAAGACAAGGCAGGTGCCGGTGTTCTGCGTCCAGGACGCGCTATAGGCTGTCAGCGCCTGATCTGTGGCGCTGGTGAACGTGTCAATCGCCGGTAAGGTCACAGAACAAAGTCTCCAAAAAAGAACGGTTCCGCGCCCCAGGCATCGGCAAAGGCTTTGTATATCTGGCGCAGGGTCGTGCTACCGGTGGCGGCGCTGGTATCAATACCCAACATCTGCGCGGTCGTCAGCAAAATGTCCTTTGCGCCCTGTGGTAGCTCCGCCCAGGTCGTATCTAAGGTTGCGCCGCTGCCCAAGACCGTGATGCCAAACTCGGCATGTAATCTCTGGGCAAACTGGAAGAGGCCCGCCGCCGTGCGTAAAATCGTGCGCCATGTGTCTGAGGCTTGCACCCAATTGCCGGGGATGGCTAGCCCTTCCAGCAGCGCCCGCACCGTCGTCACCGCCCCTGGCCCAATCGCCGCATCCAAATTGAGCGGGACGGCGTGGACATCGGCGTTGGCAATCAGGTCGCTATGCTGTTGGCTCGTCACGTCTGCCACAGCGATGCAGACAGGCAGCAGCCCATAGTCCATCATGGCCCAATCCGTGATGCCTACATCGCTGATGTATTTGGCCCGGAGTGGGTCTTGGCGCGTGCCTGTGCCGATGATGGGCATCAGATACCAATGCTGTGTCATTATTCGGGTTGCCCCATGCTGACGCGTTGCACCTGTGAGGCGATCACGTCGTGCCAGTAAATATCGGCATCGCTGCCGAAAATGGCGTTGATAAAATCGAAATCGCTCGTGTATTGCGCGCCGCCAAAGACGGGCGCATAGCGCTGCCAGAGTTGGCGCTTGACGATGTAGGCAGAGCAGCCGATATAGGACAATTGCGGCTCTTTTTGCCAATGCGCCGCATCGGGCAAGACTCTGCCGTTGCGATGATCCATTTTCACCATCACGACATTCGGCCTATGCTCAGACACAATCGCCTTGACCTCCGCAACCAAAGTTGGGCGGATAAGCCTATCGTCGTCATCCAAAATTAGGACATATTCGCCCGTCACATAGGGCGCAAAGTTAGCGAGTGCCGCCTGAGCAGCCCCCACGCCGCGCCCCTCGCCATCGACCAACATGGTCTGTTGCCAGTCCGGGTCGGTCTGCGCTTCCAGGCTGCGAATGTTGCTCCACAGCATCCGCGGTCGACGGTAGACGCGCGTCAAAATCTGCAAGAACGCCATTAGTGGCGTGGCACTTTGGGCGCTAGCTCAGGCCCGCCCATGCTATGCTCGTCGCCGGCATCGCCCACTGTGGGCTTCAACGGTTTGGCGGCCCGCTCCGTGCTAATCTCGACATAGCCCAGGCTTGCCAACGTCTTGGCGTTCTCAGGCGATACGGCATAAGTTTCGCCCTCGACCATCGCCACGCTGCCGCCATCCTCCAGCACGTTCACGGATTGGATGCACTTCACTGTCACTTTTGTGGCCTCGCCACTATTTTGGATTTCCAAAGTAACCCCCCTGTCGATATGGCCGCACTTCACATCAAAGCGCGCCAGTTGTAAGATTTCTTTCCGCACACAGTCCAATGCAAAGGGCATATCGGGCGCGTGATCGGAACCATCTTGCCGGAACGGAACGGTTTCCAGCGCCGCTCTGCGAATCAGCGTGCAGCCAAAGCCGCAACCGCTCACCCGCCCCACGCCCGCCTCCCGGTACGCCCGCAATTCCAACGGATAGCGCTCTAAGCTCATGCCTAGCCCCGCCGTTCCCTCATAGCGCCAAGCGTTCAAGACCGGCTCGCCGTGGCGCAGTAGGTACGTGCCATAGACGACCGGCGCAGGTGTATCGCACAGGCGTTCTATGGCGTGTACCGGCAAGGTCATGTCATGCTCGACCGTCAAGAGCGCATCGTATGGGCCACGCAAGCACATCTCCCGCGCGTGGCTATACTGAGCGAGTACATTTCGCATGTCCCGGCCTGGGTACGGATTACACCGGCCTATCTCATAGCTGATCCAGTGGCGAGTCTGCTGCCCAACAACACTCGCCACTGTCTCATGCCGTAACCCCCCAGAATAGGTAGGTGTAAAGACCAGGATTTGCGCCCGCTCAATCATGCAAAATGCCCCAATTCGTGATATAATTGAGGCAGTTCAAACCCAATAAAAACACCGGGCGACGTCTTGTAAACGCCCCCGGCTTGGCAACGAAAGGATAAGTTTCGATGCCCCTCCAGGATACCACGAAAACCTGTACCAAGTGCGGCGAAACCAAGCCCGCAACTCCTGAATACTTCGCCCGCAATCAAGCCAACTGCAAAGCCTGTAATCGTGCCTATTACGTTGCCAACAAAGCGCGCATATCCGAACGGAAGCGAGAGTATCATCGTGCTTATGCGGCAAGAAACAGGGAGCGTCTGATTGCCAAAGCTCGCGCTTATCATGCGGCAAATAAGGCCCGCGAAGCCGAATACGCACGCAGCTATTACAGTAAGAACAAAGAACGAATAGCCCAGCGCCAACGCGCCTATTACCTGAAAAACAAGGAGTATGTAGCTGCTCGCCAATTGATCTATCTCTCTAACAATCCGGAATGGGCTAGACAGCGCCTTAACACACGTCATGTACGCAAACTGCAAGCTGAAGGCACTCATGCCGCTGCCGATATTCAGGCGCAATACGAACGGCAAAAGGGACGATGCTATTGGTGCAATGTCAAAGTTGGTAACACTTATGATGTTGATCATATCGTCCCCCTTTCTCGTGGTGGTACGGATTGGCCCGAAAATATCGTGATTACTTGCCCGTCTTGCAACCGTTCCAAAGGCAACAAACTACCTCATGAATGGGTGCAAGGAGGAAGGTTATTGTGATTAAGTACCCATCTGAGCATAGAGAATAGCCTCGGCCTGGAGGACGCGGTAACAAGTCCTAAAATAATAGTGAAGTCTGAGTTGCCCCGTATTGGCGGCGCTGTAGGGGTCGCGCAGGAAGGTAATATCAGGCGCCAGGCGCATCCCCATATAGTTGAAGTTGCCGAACAAGGCCGCCTTTGCCGATGCGCCAGAGGCCGCCATCGTTGCGCTGTTATAGAGCGGATAGCCAAACAGTTCGCGGCGTGAAAGCGCGCCAGGGCCATCGGCGGGCGTCGGAATAAACTGGAAGTAGTTGCCGGTGAAACCGCGGATAATGCCTTCCACCGTCTTGTTGAGAACCCAAGCGGCATTGTCCTCATAGCCCTGTGGCAAGGCATAGACCAGGCTGGGGATGTTGCCGGCGACAATCGGGTTGCCCCAGGCTGTGCCGAGCGTGCCATTGGTGACAGCCTCAGTCACCAAGAGCGTGTTATGCGTTTTCGCCATGCCCAGCCCGACAAAGGTCGCCAGGAAGTTCATTAACTGAGCATCCTCATCCTCCATAAGTTCCCAACTGAGTTCGATGCGCTTGGTGTACTTGAGCAGCGTCATCGCCGCCTGTGCCAGCACCGGCGCATCACGGTCAGTGGTGTTGCCTTCGGTGGTCGCTACAAACGCGCCGTCCTTTGCACCTTCAATCGGGACATTGACGGTCAAGCCCTTGCCGGGAATCTGGCGTACACCCAACGGGCCATAAAGCGCCGACTCACGCAGTTTGGCGACGATCTGGTTATACATGCCGGTGGGGACGGCGAAACCGCCCTGCGCCGGCGTGCCTTCGACCATCGGATTGTTGCTGGATGCCTTGAGGCTGGTAATGCCGCCACTGTCGCCGCTGCGAATATAGTGGGCAAAGGCTTTGGTTTCGTCGTCGCCTAGCTTGGTCTTGCTATTGACCATTGGCATCGCAATATCAGCCGATTTGACCGGCTGTTGATCTAGCCACGCCTGAATCGGTGCAAACGCTTTGCTGACGCTGCTTTCCACTAAGGCGGTCACGTCCAGCGTATCGGTCACTTTAAGACCCTTCGCGGCGGCGTCCGCCTGTACCACTTCTTTTTCTTCAGACATATCGTCTTGCTCCTCTTGTTCAGTAGGTTCTATTTCAGGCGCAACGTCCTTCGTGGGCTTGCTTTGCACCGCGGTTGGCCTAACCGCCTCCGGCAAAAGCGCAGCAAACATGGGGTCAGTTGCGGATAGTGACTTGATTAGCTCCACGCCGAGCGTTCTTGGCTCGGCGGGCGTAGGGGTCAGGCTCATTTCGACGATGGGCCATTGGGTGATGCTCTTGCCTTCGCGCCGTGTCAGATGGCCCACGCTGCCGCTTGACCAGCCGATTGCGCCCTGCTTGACCAGTTGCAGCACCTGATCCACATAGGCTTTGTGGCGGTCGAGTTCAGCCTCCACCCATAGCCCAAATTCGTCAGGCTCGACCGTGATGGTCTTGCCGATGACATGCTTGACGCTGCCAAGCGTGTGGTCATAGAACACAAGTTTTGTCGGGGCCAGGTCGAGCATAAAATCGGTGTAGGCGTTAAAGGTTTCGCCCTCCAGGTCAGCGCCGCCATAGAGCACGCCATAGCCGGCGACGGTGATGGTGTCAGCGGTCAGCGCCTTGATATGCACCTTGCCGTCATGCTGGCGTTTCTCCGCGGCGGGTGTCGCCCCCAGTGCAACGGCATGGTCGTGGATGTTTTGGATCAGCTTGGTATCCCCGGCGCTGTGGCGCGCACCGCTCTTGGTTTCTTCTTCCATCCTTAGCTCCTTACGGCGAGGTCAACCGCCGCCTGAAAATCGGCTACAATCGCCGCCTCGTTTTCCCGTACCGCCTGGGCATCTGTGCGCCAGCCCGTGCGCCGGTGGGTCTTAACTTGCCATTGTTCGCTCTGCACAAAGGGCGCGTAGAGGGTGTTATTGCCGATTTTTCCGCGCAAGCCGTCCGCACTACGTTCAATCGGCGCTATTGTCCAGCGGCGTCCCAATGTGCCGGTTCGCACGTAGCGGCTCTGCGATGGCGCGGCCGGGTAATCCTTCATGTACGCTTCCAGCCGGTATAGACCGCGCTTCATGGGCGGCTCTAGCTTGTCAAGCGCGGCGGCACGGTCGAGCGTGCGATAGAGTTCGGTCAAGCCGGTGACGATGATAGACATGTCAATCCACCACAGGCCGCACAAAGCATCTACAGCCGGGATGGGCGGGCGGGCCGTCTGTGCCATCGGGGAATTCGCCACCCAATGGCGCGCGCTTGCCGTTCAAACCATCCTCGCCGCAGATTGGGCAAACTTTTTCGTCATTGACGCAGACCCATTCCACTTCGCTGATCACGCCACTCTCCTGATAGCCCTCTTTACTGCCCTCATAGGCCGCCCGCGTCGTCTCGGTTTGGGCGATTAGCTTGGCGCGCTTGGCGCCAAAGGTCGGCTCCAACTGCTTGCGGAGCGCCCCTAGACTCGTCTGGTCTTTGAACCACTCATCAACGGCAATCTGCATCTGCGCCTGTGTCGTCTGATTCATGCCCCGGATCAGGTCATAGCTGTAGCGGCTGGCCCACTGCGCCGCGGCGGTATGCACCAGG